TGAAACGCCAGCCGCGACAGTTTCACTAAGGCCGCAAGCTTGAAGCGCTTTGCCGTACTGAGGAGCGGTGCCAGCAGTACCAGATCCTGCTAGCTCAACGCTGAATGTACATTCAACGCGAGTGTTAGCCAACAGTTGCTCAGAAGCGCCCAAGTAAGGACGAATCAGATCGCGATTAACAACATCACTCTGCTGTGGAGTGATGTTCAGATCCCTCACCAAAACCGCGTCGGTTCCTGTTGGAGTCGGATCGACTCCGTAGCTCGACTCTGTTTCGATCAGAATTAGTCGTTTCCGTAGAAGAAGTGGTGCCATTTTCTTGTTGGGGGTCGGCGGGAAGTGTTCGCTGAATCAGAGTGCGTTTTCCGGTTTCTGGATCGAGAAGATACGACCCACCTTGACCGCTGTACTCGTCTTTCATCGTAATCCTTGCAACTGCTTAAACCTTAGTAGACAGTAAGGTCTGCTAATGCTGTTCTGTATTTAACGTCGTACTCATTAGAAAAGACCCCAGCAGGTTGGTCTGCATCAAGAAACTCAAAGCTTGTTAGCACGGGCTGAACATCAATTGCATATCCTCCAACAGTCAAGTCAGCCATTATTTTTGAGTGCATCGATTCAATCACTGAATCCGCATCCGTGTAAGGAGTTGTTGACCTTGTGATTACGACTATTCTTACCCGCATTGTCCAGTCAAGTTTTGGTAATGATGTTTGCTGCTGTGCGACATCATTTACGGGCTCGATCACGATCATTGGCGTCTCAGCTCTGGCAGCAGCCGTCACTCGCGACCGATAAACCCTCCCATTGACGCCAGCGGTACTGGCTAAGGTTGTGGCGATCTGGGCCAAGATTTGCTCGCGTCTAGTAGTCATCAGTCACACATCACAGAGCCGTAGAAAGATTCGCTATTGGATACATTACTCGCAGTGCATCTGACATAAAGTACAGGAGAGTTGGAGTAAAAATGAGCGTCGATACCGCTACCAGAATGAGAATGAGGCTCAAGAGGAAACCAATCAGTCCCATTTAAAGGCCCCTCGTCAATAACAGTTACATTTGCACCAACAATCTTATGAACAAATACAAAGTTAATGCCAGCGATCTTCACCGCAGGCGTTGAGCCATCAGCCGTGAGAGGATCCCAGAAATGAATGTTCTTAGAGTTGTCAGCGAAATAACCAATTTCAATGGTCATGAGTCCTTCATCAGCATCAACTCGACGAACTTGCCGTCATCGATAAGACTAGCCGTCCTGACAGTATAGTTGGCTCCATCAACAGACACTGCATCGCTATGCAGCAAGCCTCCAAACTTTGAAGATTCACAAGTCAGCTTGTAATCAGTTGTCAGCACCACTCCGTCAGCAATGATCTCGCTTGGCATGTCCAGTATCCCTAGCCCAGTAGTGGAGCCAGCAACAACAGGAACAGCAAAATCAGCACTACTCAAAAAAACGCTTAAGTCTTCTGTAAATGCCATGAGAAAAGCCCGGACGAACCGGGCACATACAGCTATCAGGCGTACTTCAGAGCACCAAAAGCATTGACGCTATAGGTGTGGGTTGAAGTAGATACTGTTGAAACAGCCTTGATGAAACGCTTTGCGCTTCCTTTGTCAAAAACTAACGTCTGCTTACTTGCGCTCGTGCTCACTTGAGTAAACGCAGCATCGGTAACGTCAGAGTAAGTTCCACCAGACGTGTCAGCCGATTGAATCTTGACATCCAAAGTTGAAGTTCCGCCATTCTCGACATCGAGAATTACGCAAATGTCGCCTTCGTAGTCATTCAGGTCAACAGCTGTTCCGTCAAGAGCAGAAGTTCGTGAAGCTGTTGGTGCTAACGCAAAATGCGAAAGCTTTTCTAAGCCAACAGAAAGGATGGTCATTGGTCTTCTCCAAGGGTTTGCTTTTTACTGGCACGCCGTGCAGGAGGCTTAGGCGGACAGGACGGTGCCTTCGGAGGGCACGATGGAGCGGCCTCAGCCAGCGGCTTAAGATCTGCGGCCACTTTGGCCTTATCACTGTTAATCAGCAGTGTGGCAATGCCTTGTTCGACTTCAACAAAAGAGCCTGCTTTCACAGGCTCCCCGTTGATCATCACATTGCGTGTGATTTCAACTCTCATGAGCTTCAGCTAGCGAAGCAGAAGGCAGAAGGCTGCTTGACAGCAAAGTCAACATCCTGAAGAGCGATGACGCGAACGGTGCCAGCAGTAGCGCCAGCGTAAGGATCAACAGTGAGATCCAAGCCAGACCACATGCCCATGATGAACATGGAGAAGTCACCGAACAGTGCATCGTTGGCGGCAAGCTGGTTGGAAACGATCACCGGATAACCGTTGATCTCATTGTTGTCAAAAAGGAATTCGCCGCTGCCAGCGTCCTTCTTGGTTCCCTTCAAGCCGCCACGGGTGGTGGCGTTGACGATGTAACGGAGTGCGCCAGCATCAGCGTTAGCCGCAGCAACGTCGGTCTCCATCGCGATGTACTCAGTGAAGGTGCCGGTGCCCGTAAGGGTCTCGGAGCCAATACCGCTCACGTTGGTCAAGCCTTGAGGCTGGTTGGAAGAGCCGGTGCCGTAAATGGCAGCGCGGTCGATTTCCAATGCGATCACACGGGCAAGGTCGTTGCGAACCATGCCTTCAACGTCAATGCTGCTTTGAAGCAGAAGACGACGTGAGTAGTCAACAAAAGCACCCACGGTCTTGGGTGTCATGTTCACCTGATCGATGGCCTGCTGGGACTCGGTGGGAGAAGCGTTCTCACCAACCCAGTAAGCAGTGGCAGCCGAAGTCTGGCGAGGAATTGACACATTGCCCTGAAGGCCGGTCAGCATTGTGCATCCAGCCTGTGAAATTGACAGGCGGTTACGAAGCAGATCGATAAAGGATCCAGCCAGAAGCACGTCGTCAACCAAGTCACCACCAGCTGTAGGTGTGCCTACAACCAAGTCGCGACGGAGGACTTCGTTAGGAATGACGATGCCGTTTGAAGAACGCTCGTACTGCTTGGCAGCAGCCTCGCCAACTTCGATTTCAAATGCTGCATCGCGACGAGCCTGAGCATCACTCTGGTTAGAGAGATAGTTCAGAGCTTTGACGAAAGAGAAGCTACGGGTCTCCTTATCAGAGAGGCCGATGTCGTTGGCGGTGATGCTGTGTTCCACGGGTTGAGTTCCGATTTTTTCGAGGACAGCAGCGCGAGCCTCATCGACAGACTGGCCGCCAGAGATTAATTCGCGTGCAAGATCGGAGAGGTTATAACGCTCGCCGAGTTTGTTGATGGATGCAATCCGGTTACGTTCGGCCTCTACGGCCTCAGACCGGATCACCTCCACATCAGTTGTGGTGCTTTCCATGACTTCAGTCACTGTGTTTACGGGAGATGCGGTCGAAGCCGCAGTGTCAGGGTCGGCGTCCTGTAAAGAACGCTCAACCTCAACATTTAGGTCAGAGTCGTCGATCTCAAGAGAACGCCCAACTCCGACAGTGGGGTCAGCTGGGATAACAGCTAACGAAACCTCGTAAGGCGACCAATTGGTAGCTACGAGGCCATCTTCACGCTCCTCCATTTTATCAATGGAGTAGCCGAAAGAAACGCCGCGAAGGATTCCATCGCGAACGTCTTGGAGCACTTCTTGCGCAAATTTATTGCGCGAAAAGCGCACCTTGGCGTAACCGCGTTTCTTCTCACCATCAACCCAAGCACGTTCGACAACGCCGATCATGCGATCTGGATCATGGTTATAAAGAAGCGGTGCGCCATCATTGAGTCGCGAAAGATTCGCAGACTCCATGCCATGGCTCAAGATCTCGTTTCCAAAGTAACGAGCCACGGGATATTCAGAGCTGAATGGAAATTCCATGCTCCTTTCGTCAACCATGTTGAAACTTGTCGCTTCAACACGCTTGAATTTTGTACCTTCAAGATCGCGAGACAATTCTTTTTTAGAACTCTCTTCTGCAACAACATCAGGCACCTCCGAAGTAAGTTCCATTGCGCGTAAGGCTTCGATCTTTGTCAGTGTACTGAATCTATGTCCTACATAAACATCAGTTTGTTCCCAGCCATCATCGCCTTCGCGATAAATTTGAATTAAAGCTGCAGGGTCATCTTCTTCGCCATTGATGACAACCTCGCTATCAGGAACGTCGATCTGACCATCGCGAACAATTCTTGTGATCTTGCCTTGTGCGCTGCCGCCAGACGAACTCCAGCGAACAAAATCACCAACCTTCAGGCCGTCAGGTTCGGCCCTGGTCTCTTCATCGATTGAGCGGTCCATGGATTCAACAGTGCGATCAGAAAAAGCCTTGCCAGCGTCACCACCCCAGGCAGCCCAGGCAACACGGCCTGGAGAAGGATAACCTTCCTCTCCAGGGCTGAACCCCTCAGCCTTTTTGTCTACTTCGTGGCGAGCAAACCAAGCACTCATCTCGACGATTGTGTCATCACTGAGTTCGTTGCCGCTGAGAATTTGAGTGGCGCGACGAGCGGCTACTTCAGTACCACCATCGCGGCCATCCTCTTTCCAATCTCTATAACGTTGCGCTTCTTCGCGCATACCTTCAGTTGGCATTGCAGGCATCACTCAACCTCCTCTGGGAGTTCATCAATAATGTCACGATCAAGCTCAACGTTAAGCTCTTCGGCTGCTTGCTGTTCACGAGAGAACTCAGTGAGGTTGTCAAAGAAGTCTCCGCCAAGCTTCGCGACGATCTGAGCCTTGGTCATGTAACCAGCCTGCTCCATCTGGCGATAAGCTTTTGCTTCCTTCAATGGATCAACCCAATCCCATCCGCGAGCCATCCATCGTGGAGTGTCGTAACGCTCAGGACGTGAATCGTAATCATCGAACGGAAGCTCACCAGCCAATACAGCTAAGTCAAGCCACTCGCGAAACACACGATTATGAAAATTTTCAATCAAATAAGACTGAATAACCTTCCAATGCTCGCGATCTTCAAGCAAACTCAACCGACTGCTGCTGTAATTCGTCTCGCTGAAATCACGCGATAACGTCTCGTAAGAACAACCAAAACCTGACGCAAAACGCCGAACCTTATTCTTCACAAACATCTCGTACTGCTGATCAGGTGAACTGATGTTTGGAACCTCAACATTCTGACCAGGCTCTAAATATTTCCACATACCAGGTTCAAACTCGCTAATTCTGCGATCAGCTTCGACATCATCGCCCTCAAGCTCACCCTCTGGGCTTGTGACAAATCCCATCACAGAAGCACCAGCGCGAGCGCGAATCACAGCGGCTTCTTCGTAACCCTGCAACTGATGAGCATCAGCCATCACTGAATGGAACCAGGGCACTCCGCGATGCTGTTGCGGACGCTCTGGAAGAAACAAGTGAATTACGTCTTCCGCAGGCAGGAAAACATGCTTGTCACCTTTCTGAGGTGCATTCTGGAACCAATAGTCGCCAGGATGACGAGTTAAGAACGCATAACGAACAGGGCGACCCCATTCGTTGATCTCAACGCCCATCCTCCACTCATTGAGCTTCGCGAGCGTTGGTCCCTGATACTCCTCATCAAGCACATCAGACTCGATCATTTCAAGGGCCAATGGCACCCTGCTGCCCCCAAACGGACGCCGGATGATGCGAAACAACGCTTCGCCTGATTCAGGCAAAGCACCAGTCGCCAGCCATTCCATCATGTGGAAGCTATGTCGCCCCGCAACATCGCAATACTGCGCACGGGTCCATAAATGCCACTTTTCCTCGATCAGCCGATTGATTGCTTCACTAGGCTTCCGGCCCCGAACCTGCTGGACCTGGGACTGAAGCTTGATGCCACTGCCAACAACATTGACCTGAGTGGTGCGCTTAGCCTGTTTTGCATACGGATTATTCCGTACCATCTCACGCGAACGGTCGCGCAACTTGCTCAAGCTATTGCGAATTTCCGCGTCAGCACTGGCCCTAGTGCTCATCCAGTCGCTAGTAAGACGCGAAACAATCGCACCCGCATAACTACGGCGACGGCGAGGTTGCTCGCGAGGGACTCGTTGCAATCCGAGCGTTCTTAGAAATCGTGTACGGAGTCCCATCAGCTTCTATTAAACCGGACGTAGAGATTATGCGGATCGCCAAGGCCAGAGGCAATCAATTTGGCTTTATTCTCCTTCGCCACAATAGACTTCAATCTTGACTCAAGTTCAAGCAATTCCGAAAGATCATATCGCTTTAAATTACGACTTCCGATTTTGTACTCAGCGACAGCACCGCCAGAAACGATGGACCTGATTGCTGCTTTTACCGCATCAAGATCTTTCTGCGCCTGTGTCCTGCCATCAAAAGCTCCAGGTGTGCCCGTGTAGGCCAATGACGGGCGAACCTCAACTTGACCTCGGCTGTATTCCTGAACAGTGTTATCGCTTGCCTTGGTTAAGACTGCTTGAAAAAACCAGCCGGGATTGGCGATCATTGAGCCACTAACGGCAGAAGATAAAGTTGTCTTCCAGCCGCTGTTATAGGCAACTGCTGTTGCTGTAACGCCCTCTGATTCAGCGTTTAGACGAAAATAATAAACTAAAGAATGAGTGGAGCTGGTTACAGCATCGCCAAACACGTCAACAGTCTCGGCATCAACCCATACCGCATCCACGCCGCTTGTTATGGATGGAGGGATTGCCATCTACATAAGTCACTTGATATTGAGCAGTCTAACTCTTACCACTGATTAACGAAACTTTTCTGAGTTCGCTTAGCCGAAACTGCACGCTTGGACTCTTTCCGCTCTTCAGGTGTTCTTTCCATCTGGTCCCACAACGTTCTGCGGTCTTTGATTTGATACACGCGATTTAAGGCCGCGTAAGCATAAACAAGCTCGTCCAATGCTTCGTTTCTTGCGCTGCTCTTTTTTACCCAGATTCGCTCAGGAAATCCATTCCTGAATCTGAGCACCTGTTTTTCTGCAGTCAACTCCTCGAAATAATCTTTATCAACCGTTGGATAAAAATGCAAATACCCTGGGCCGACATCGTTGTGCTTCAGCCTGCCGAACAAAAGTGACTTGATCGTGTCCGATCCAACAGGGAAGACCTGAGCGCCTTTCTTGAGCGTTTTACCCTGCGAGTTCAGGTCAACCTTGCTTGCCTTGCCAATTGGC